AATGCCATATCACGGTATCTCTTAACAACGTCGAACTCAGTACGAAAGACACCTTCGATGTCAATGTACTGTCCGTAAAATCCAGAAGATAGAAAGTAATCAGCCCCGTCCTCATTATTCTGAGGAACTGGACTGACTATACCTTTCGACTTCTTAGACTCATCTTCAATAGAGAAACCAAAAAGTTTGGCCATAATTTATTTACCTTTACGTCTTATTTATTAGACCACAGAACCAGTGTTTGAAGCGTTATATGCTTCCCACCACTGAACTTGGAGGGTAACTTGGAACTCTTCGATGGTGTCTGCTGTATCATAATTCAAATCTATTGCACTTACTGCAGATGGCCAACATCCCTTCATGTTATATCTTCTCAGGATTGGAAGGGTAGCACCATTCTGTTGTCCAGTAGAGTTTAGATCTGTTTGAGCACGACCTAACTGGTTGACTCTCCAATCTGCAAAGTAGTCTGTAGGATTGATTGTACCAGATCCATCAGATACTTTGATGATGTAGTTAGCCCAACGTTCGAATGCTTCTCTTAGTTTGAAGTCACCATCATTCAAGACTGTGATTGTCCATGGATCGAATCTACGATCACCAGCAACCTTGAGTTGTCTTCCCCTAAAAGGAACTACAACTTCAGCGATGTTTGATGCAGGTAACTGAGCACCTTTGATCATCATACGATGAGTTGTATTCTCGATCTCATCATCGAAAATACCAACACCTGAAGGGAAGTCCATCTCAACCTCGAATAGGTTGGGACGAGCACCACCACTTACAAGTCTTGCTTTGAAAGAGTCAATAGACCTTTCGTTATTTGGAACCGAAAAAATGTTTCTATCTAAAGCCATAATTGTGGGGGTCTCCTATTACACAGTGCCTACAACTTCACTGAAGGAAACTCCAGTTCTAGTTGCGACGAATGTTAGTCCGATAAAGTTAATCGACCTAGCAGGTTTGACATAAATGTCGGCAAGGAATTCATTACGATCAATAACATCAGGTGTGTTATTAGTCTCATCACAAACAAGTAGGAAGTCCTGTATTCCTCTCTTTGCTTGAACATCCCTTAGGAATGGTTCAACTATATTGATGAAGTTGGAACGAGTTCCAGCATCATTGAGTTCGAAGAGTACTGACTTAGCAGCGTTTTCGATTGCCTTCTCGATTGTAATGAATAGTCTTCTTACGTTGATTCTGTCAAATGCAGACTCATATGCAAGACCTGTCTTATCACCGAATAGGATAATGCCATCACCAGGTTTAGATGTGATTGGGTTGATTCTATTTGAATAGAGTTGATCCCTTGCATCTTGGCCAGGATTGAATGCTAGTTTGATAGCAAAGTTCAATCCACCTCTTTGTGTACCAGCAGGTGAGAACCATGGGAAATGATCCCTATCTGTTCTTACCATACATCCTGCAATGTCTGCAGAAGTTGGCATCCAAACAAACTTCTTATTGAATCTATCGTATACGTACTGGTAACCAGCATCGAATACAACATAAGATGAAGAAGTTAGAGGACCGAAGAATGAAAGAGTATTTGTTAGTTGATCAGCAGCACTTGCTACATTGACCAATGAACCTCTGTTTGGTGAGATAACAGCAACAGTATCCTTTCTACCCTCTGCGAGTTGGATAAGTTTATTTGCCTTTGCTTGCTCTTCTTCTTTTGTTCCAGAGCATCCACCTTGTAGTAGGAATCTAATGTCACTATCTACAGGATCAGCAAATTTGTCGTAAGAATTTAGAATGTCTCCTAGTGGAGCATTGTAAACACCTACACCAGTGTAATCTAATCCACCAGTAAGATCATACTTGACGTTACCGATAGAACTGAATTTGATATTTTTAGCTTCTTGACCCCATTCACCTGCACCTGCACTGTTTGCAGTTACTCCTGAGGAGAATCCAGATGCTTTAACAGTTGTATTCCAGTGAGTATCAGTTCCTGCAGTAAGTGAATGACCAGCAAAGATGTATTGTGAATTGTCAGCAATGTAATCCTTCCAGTAAATCTTAGCGTTACCAGATGTAGTAGCATCCTCTGCCTTAGAAAGGTTAGGGAACTTCTCTAGAACTGAACCAACATCACCTGTTACACCACCACCTGCGTCAACGACAACTACGTGAATAGCATCATTATCACCATCCCTCTTACTTACGTAGTTATTTGTCTGCGGCTTATTCAGTACTGACTTCCAAGATAGAGTAGTAAAGTCTGTTCCACCATCAGCAACACTGGTTAGAATCTTCTGTTGATTGTACCAATCTACTGAAGTTAGAGTAGAACCCATACAAGTAACTGATCCACCATCAGAAATAATCTTCAGTGGTGTTCCTGTCTTGAATTCGTACTGTGAGTTCTGTTGATATCCTACTAAGGTTTCTGTTCCAGCAGCATCAACTTTACTTGTTACTCTTACATCAATCGTTCCGTCTGTTGAATTCTTAGCAGAAACAATACCTTTTAGGTAACCAGTAGCAGCAGCAGTTGTACCAACACCAACAGAAACTCCTGTCAATGCTTGAGTTACAGCGTATCCAACAGTGATGTTAGATGCTATAGTACCAACCTCGAAAGTAGGAGTAAGAGTCTGGTCTGCAACGTTGTCAATAACAGCAACTTTGATATTCTCTGCCCAGAATCCAGGGTTCTTAGCAGCAAAGTACCAAGTCGTATCGTCTGCTTGATTGTTTACGTAATCGTCATACCCCTCAAGCAAGAGAGTAATTTTTGTTGTACCGACACCAGCGTTAGCAGTGTTTAGGTCTCCACCTGCTGAACGTACAACATCTAACTTACCACCATATGATAAGAAGTTAGATGCAGAATACCATGATTCATAATGGTAGTCAGTTGTTCCAGCACCAGGTGTACCGAAGGTATCTATTAATTCTTTTTCGTTGTTTATCCTTGTAATCTCATTACAGGGTCCTTTAGAGAAAGGAGCTGCAATTCCACCCACAACGTTGAGAGTAAAATCTACTGCTCCACGAGTGAGATCGACCTCTCTAATCGATATACCTGGAGATGCTAATCGAAGTGCCATTCTGATATCCTATTAGGGTCCTACTTTTAGACTGAAATTATTTATGAAATCGAAGGTCTATACGTTATAGTCCCACATATATGACCTATCTCCATACTCATCTGCCTTCTTCCAATTCTCATTATCACCTTCAAGTTCTAAATCATCTTCTAAACCATCCATGACAAATCCAAATGGAGCCATGTCTTGTTCTATAGCATTCTTTTGCTCTTCATATATACGTTTCCGAACATCTTGATCAGTCATCTCTTTGAAGTAATCCTGTGCTACTAACCAAGAGAATATAACAAGACACATAGCAAGGTCATCATTACAGCCTTCTTCTGCTTCAAACGATTGTTTCTTTTGAATGAATGTAGTAAGTTCACTTATTATATTGTAATCCATGAAGACGAGTTTATCTTCTTCAACCAGAGTCTTTAGGTTTGAACACCCTACCTTCTTGGTAGTAGTACTCATCTTTACACCTAGTTGAGTCTTGACACCAGAGAATCCAGAACCAACTATCTGTCCTGCTCTACCTCTCATAGCAACCATCAGCAGGTTCTCATATTCAAGATCGTAAAATAAGATCGATGCTACTTGATCTCCAATATCATTTACTTCACATAGGACATATGCATCATTAAATGCATGACCAACTTCCTCAATGATAGAAGGAAATAGCATAGGTTTGACTTCGTTGTCTCTATACGTGGCAACAATCCTATATGGAAACTCAGTTATATCTGCAACTACAAAGGCACTATAATCCTTAGAGACACCTCTTGCCACGTCCACAGTGATAATATAATCTCTATCCTTATAAGGTTTCTCATATATTGATAACTTACCATTCTGTTCTACAGGGTTCTCATATACCATTGCTTTCAACTTAGCTGCTGATATCAATGTATCAACAGATCCTAAGAACTCACACTCAAACTCAATAGCAAACTGTTGTTTACTAGTGTTTCTAATAGTCTGTGATTTCCATTTAGAATCTCGGCCTGGTACTTCAGACCAGTGAACTTCTGTTGGAGTATACTCATTCTGCCCCCGTTCAGCATCATGCCACATTCGATAGAAGTGGTTCATACCATGTGGAGTGGATACTATTATAACCTTGGTTGATTTACCAGAAGATATAGTAGGATAAACAGACGCAAAGAAATCATCTGCCAAGTGGTTCTGCACGAATGCGAACTCATCAAGGAAGATAATATTGAAAGACATACCTCGAACAGCAGATGCTGATGTAGATGCTGCTATGATCTTAGAACCGTTCTCCAGTTCCATTGACCCTTTGTTCCAAGCGATGATGCCCTGCTGCATCCAACTCGGCAAGTTCTCATATGCCAGTTGTAGTCTTCCGAGTAGATCTCTAGCAGTTGCTGCTTTGTTTGCGAGTATTCCAATATTGACGTTATCGTTGAATATTGCGTAATGGAGTAAGTATGATACTACAGTTGTAGACTTACCAGTCTGACGAGGCATCTTACAGATATTGAATCTGTGCTTATGGAAGTTCTCGATCAACTTCTCCTGAAAAGGATACATTTCAAAGTTGACCAAACCCTCATCCACGTTCACAATCTTGATATGATTGTGTGTGAAATAAACTGGATCGTCTTTACACTTCAAGAACTCTACGATGTGTTCTTCAGTGAATTCGGTTTGTGTATTAGCCTTCTTTAGATTCGGATTACCAAGATAGATATCAGTTTTTGTTGCCATTTATTTTCTCATCTTCTCTCTTTTTAGTTTTAGAGTACTCAATGCTTTCTCTAACTTTGCCTTCTTCTTTATAGCAGATGGTTTATGTCTTCTAGATACTTCTTCTGCTTTGAATGAAGACTGACCATAACCAGCAACAGCACCACCAATTGTTTTCTTCGCAACTTTACCTGCTGCCTCTGCTCCCTTTCTAGCTACTGATCCTACCTTCTTCCAAGGTACTTTTACTCCTTCACCTTTCTTACCTCTGTAAGGTTGAGGATCTCTTTCATCCTTCCATTCATTATCTTTCTTACCACGATTTGCTAAGGATGAACCTTTAGACTTGACAATAGCACCATTATTTTTCTTATCTTCTTTCTTTTTATCTTTTACTTCAGTTGCTTTTACATCTATGGTAGGACCAGACTTCTCGATGGATGAACTATTCATCACACGAGATTCTTTATTCAATGCTCTAACCTTACCAACAATCTTCATTAACTTGACTTCTTTCTTGGGGTCTATTGATGACCCTTTGACTGCTTTGACAAGCTTGTCGAACTGGAGTTGGTCTTCTTTAAGATCTTTCATGGATTTATTTAGATGTTCTAGACTGTCCAAGACCCTGTTTCTTCAGCATCTTCTGAAGGTCAGCAGTACTACCTACAAATAAAGAATTGTTAGTAACTGATTTTGGACCTTGATCTTCATCCAAGTCCTTCATTTTCTTTTGGAGATCTACTAACTTATCAGTAGTATCTGCTACATGTTTGATAAGTTGACCTGCAACTTCAAATGCTCTGGGGTGCATACTATCGTTTGCTACATCCAGAATACCATTAACTGCTTCCTGACCTTTCTCTACAAGAGTATAGAGTTGTGCTCTACTGTATTCATAATCTTTCTGAGGATCATCACCAATGTCATCTCTGACTTTAGTAAGCTTCCTCTTTTCTCTGACGATCTCTGATTTCACGTCAAGAGCTTTGTCGATAGCATCATATGTGTCGGCCATTTGCAATTAGATCAATCAATATTTCTGAATCTGATATCAATTTAGTATCATATTCTTTATTATTTAGATAGTAACACAATAACTCTGCAGTTAACCGTGCATACTCACTTACTTCCTGTGCAAAAAAGTACTGGCAATAGGATAATGATCTTGTATGAATACCTAACTTTGGACCTACAGTATCAAAACAACATCTAAGTAATTTTTTTACATACTTCTTAGAAGTATATTCATCTTTCACATATCCATTACATACTGGATTGTCTAACATGTTACGTAAAGTTTTACTCTTATCAACGTAGTCATGTTTTATAGAATACAAATCTATCTCAGCTAAAGACATATCCTTACCAGCAACACACTTCAAAGGAACAAATTCTAAGAACCTTTCATTAGGACATTTAGAAAACTCCTTCTCAGTCATTACTCTAACGTCAACATCTATACCATCTATCCTATCGTTATAACATCCATAGTACCATCGTCCCTGACCAGTGTTAGCACTGACAACCAAATAGTCTATATCAGAATACCCACTAGTAGTTTTCTCTACATGAGATCCTCTTATATAAACTGAATGAACTTGTGGTAACGTCTTTATAAACTTTGATGTTATGTCTTCTGCTATTGGATCTAGTTGGACATCACGGTAATCATTATAAAGAGTTCCTTCCCAATACTTACCCCACATTACGTATCTATATCAGTACCAGTACTTGTGCTATATTCTAAACCATCCTGATCAAATAAGGATCTAGATTCGGTAAATCCAAACTCATCACCCACTTCAATCATACCAGAATCGACAGCATCTACCTGACTAATCTTATTACTTGCATAGTGTTCTGCAACCTTAGTTCCATATTGACCTCTTCTAACAATAACATTAGTACCATCAATCTCCATGATCCTCATGACCTCAGAGTTGATTTGTATATATGTTCCAGCAGATAGTGAAGCAGCAGAATTTACTTTGACCAAAGTCTTATTGACCTCAACTGTAGCAGTCAATGTTGTTGCAGTATCATCATTATAATCCTTAGTCGCTGCAGGTACAACAGTATATCGTTGTGCTCTTGGTGCTCTGATAGCAGTAGAGTAATCGATTTGAACCTTCTTGATGATTCCACCTTCGTCTGTAGGTACTTCCTGATAGAAATATGTCTTAGCAACAAAGTCTAAATCATACTGAATAAATCTTCTAGTAGAAAAATCTCCTTCGTACTCATCACGGAAAGAAACATTTCTTAATGTGAATGGTATATCTCTTGACTCCTCAACACCTTCCAACATATTTACTGTAACCTGATATGATGGTTGGAAGAAAGGTAATATCTGTTCTATAATTTGTAGAGCATCGTCTTGTAACTTACATGCAAAACTCAACCTAAACCCTACATCATAAGGTACAGGAAGATACATCTTCTTATGTTTAGTCTTTGAAGTAGGAGTCTTGAGAGTAAACTTTGTTATAGGTGATGCTTTTCTTGATGGATCATATGTGTATGATGTCAACTCAAATGAAAGTCTAGGTAAACTAATAGCAACATTGTCATCAAAATTTGACTGCTGTTCAATTCTTGCCAAGAACCTTTGCATAGGTCCATAAGCAACAGGAACTTTGATTTGACTAATTGACTTACCGTCACTAGCAAATTTCTTTACTTTTATATTGTTGAACAATGTGCCGAAGGCAATAACTGTTTTACGAACAGTTTCATTGTAAAAATAATTACCTAACATTATACTTCACCAAATGGATTGATCTCTGTAAAGTCTAAGATACTAGTGTCAGAGTACACTTGAATTTCGTCACCTGAATTGGAAACATCATCGTCATCATAGTCTATACTATCTAGTACATATACAGCCGTTCCAAATCCTACGTTAGAAATTGTTTCACCAACTGCAAAGTCTCCAGATAGATTCCTAGCATATAATGTATTGTTAACTGTATCCCACTTACTAACAAACGCAGTAGTAAGACTGGATGCACCAGTAATCATTTCACCATAGAGGAATGTACCAGCAGCTTGAGTTGATGCAGAACCAACTGTAATTGTTGGAGCAACAGTATAACCATAACCTGCATTAGTAACTGTAATTCCAGTAACCCTATTGGTTGTAGAATTTATAGATGCAGTAGCAATACCAGTAACACCACCTGCAGGTGCTGCAGAGAATGTAACTGTTGGTGGAGTAGTATATCCTTCACCAGTAGAATTGACTGTTATGGTTCCTACAACACCTGTCGTACCAATACCTGCATAAGCAGTTGCTCCAGATCCTTTACCATCTTCAGGTAAGAACTGAATAGTAGGTGACATGGTATATCCAGCACCAGGATTGGTAATCTGTATATGATCAATTCGTAAAGAGCTGAAGTTTCTAGTACCAGTTGTAGATGTGATTGCTACAGCAGTTGCTTGTGTTCCACTAACAGGTGGTGCTATTATAATAGAAGGAGCGTTAGTATAACCTGAACCAGCACTTATAACATCTATCTTGTGAATACCACCATTCACCAATCCTGCAGATGCAGTTGCTGTTGTTCCAAGATCTCCAAGGATCATTGTTACGTTATAACCCTCAGTCTCAAAGTCATCATCAACTGCTGTAAGACCAGTATCAATCTTCTCATCTTCGTACTCGAAGGGTTCACAAGTCAATTCATATGTGTAATTCTTTTGTAATTGATAGAAGTTTTCTATGTCATTTACATACTTGATCTCAAATATAATATCCCTCAATGGGAAATACATCAGGTCGCCTTCATAAGGTCTTGCTTGATCTAACAAAGGTGCAATGCCTTCATTATATCTGTCCTGAGATATGACAATCTTCATCTCAGCAGTAGATCTTACACCAAACTTGGTTAGTAAATTATATCCCGAATCAAATCCTTCGAATGATGCTATGTAACCTTCTATAGGAAACGATCTATCAAACTTAGAACTAGTGATCTCACGCAGTACATCCTTTGATGCAACATTTGATCTTGGCATATAGATGAACTCTATGCCATGCATTCGTATAGACTCATTTACAAGATCTTGTACTAGATTTTGTTCGGTCTTATTACCTTGTAAGAAAAAAGGATTTAGTGCCATTATCCAATCAGATCAAGTACTGGCATTTCATACTCCCACTGCATACGTTCTTCTAACTTCTCTAATTCCTTTATACCTTCATCATAAATTTCACGTCCATTGAGTTCAACTCCACCAGGAAGTTTAGCACCCCTGAACTTCATCATATTTGAACCCCACTGTTTCTTCAATAATGCTACGAAATATTTTTTCAAGAATGGATCATTATAAACCTTAGTGTAGTCATTGGGATCTAACATCCTCCAGCACTGAATGATAATATAATCATCTTCCTTCATACTAGAATAGTCAGCATCGATATACAACCTACCTTGTCTTCTGTTGAATCTTATCTGTTTGTCTGGATGTAATATGAAATCAATATCTTCCAACCATCTCTTAGTTTGAGTATAACTCAATAGTTCCATAGAACTAAAGTAATATATTTCATTCAAGAATATCTGATATGTTACGTTGAACATATTAGAACTTATAGCACGACTATCAACTTTCCAAACTTTCTCAATACCTATAACAGCATCTGGTACTTGAATAAAATTCTGGTTCTCTACAAACCCAAAGGTAGTAGTACCTAAACCAGTTATGGATACACTAGGACTAGTTGTAGTAGTAATACCAACACCATGTTCAGCACCATCTTGATTACTTGCCTGTATAGTATTAATAAATTCTTCAGTGATCTTATGTTTCATATAAACAAGTTCAACACCGTCCATATGACGATCTTGAAACTTCTGAATAGCATCATCTATTAGATCATCATACTGTTCATCAGCAATATTGATCTCAAGAACAGGAGCACCTAATTGGCGTTTCCCGTAATCTATTAGTCCCTGTCTAGTATTTGGTTGTGCCATGTTGTTATTTAGGTACGTCTAATGACTACATCTACTTGGTCTCCAGCATTGAGACCTGCACCATCTGTTAGTGTCACGGATGGAGATCCTATTGTATAGTCTCCCGTATGGTTTAATATAAGACCATTATGATATACTTGCATGTTGTCAGTTGATATATCAGTTGACGTTGGAGTGAAACTGGTTTGACCTTGTGTTGCTGTGAAAGCATCTTCAGCGTTATCACAGACAATTTCTACATGGTCTCCAGCTTGACATGCTTGAACAAGCGTAACTGGTGATGCTACACCAAAGTCTGTGCCGTTCCTTAGTTTAACACCATTGACATATACTTTGAAATTCTTTTGTGCTGTCAGACTACCAGTCAGAGAAAAGAGAGTTTGTCCTTGTGTAGCAGTAAAGAATTCCTCATCTAGGGTATGACCAAAAAATACTACAGCCCTATATTCATCTCCCAGATCTAAACCAGGACTTTGAAATGTAATTGTACTATTACTGGAATATGTAAAGTCTTTTGTTGAGGTTGCACCTTGGTTCCTCATCTTCAGACCATTCACAAATACGTGATGACTGTAAGTTTTTACATTATCATTATGTGGATGGGGTGTAGTAAAAGCAGTTTGTCCTTGTGTAGCTGTAGCAATACCTGTAGATATTGTAGTTGCTGCACCTGCTGCACCACCTCCTCCACCAGAAAGAGTCTTGAAACTCAAATTTCCCGAACCATCAGTAACAAGGGATTGGTCTTCCGTCCCGTCACTATTTGGAAAACGGAATCCAGATATAGTTGATATACCAGTTGAGAATAAGTTAGAGTGTAGAGAAGCAAACGTTGCAACACCCACAGTCCTCATGTGGTTTATAGTTGCAATACCAGTAACGTTTAGGTTTGCAGAGTCAAATGTAATATCATTCCATAATGTGTCAGTTCCATCTGAAGTTAGAACCTGACCACTTGTTCCAAAGTTACCATTACCATCTTGAAGTTGACCACTAACTCTAATATTACCAGAGAATGTAGAGACTCCAGCCACAACTAGGTGATTGAGTGATGCAACACCACTACCAGTAATATAACCAGCACCGTTTGTTAGTTGGTTATTATTAGTAGGTATTGTTGGTTTGTTTAATATCTGATTATCACCTGAGCTGGAGTTCCAATCTGATTGAACATTGACCTCAGCACCAGCAGCAATACCATCAAGTTTTGAACCATCTGCTGATACATCTCGACCATCAACTGTTTGAGATCCTGAGAATGTTATATTCCCAGTCATCTCACCACCAGCCTTAGGTAGTTTAGTACCTATACTAGTAGCTGTAGTTGTAGCATAATTTGAATCATCTCCCAATGCTGCAGCTAACTCATTGAGTGTATTAAGTGCTGCAGGGCTTCCATCCACCAAGTTGGTGACTGCTGTTTCTACGTATGCTGTAGTTGCTACTTTTGTAGTGTTGTCAGACGCAGATTGTGTTGTTGCTGTTACAGCAGATGCTATAGATCCTGTTACATTAGTTGCATTAGTTGCAGTTGCTGCATTACCACTAGTATCTTGATTACCTGTAGCGTTGACACCAGGAAGGTTTATATTAGCAGTACCATCAAATGATACACCACCTATTGTTCTTGCATTTTCAAGAGCAGTTGCAGTTGCAGCATTACCTGATGTATCTTGGTTTAATGTTCCTACAGTAAAATCTAACGTATTATCAGCATCTTGATATGCAACAGTAATACCTGATTCAGTATTACCGTTTACCATAGATCCTACAGTGTCGGCAATTGTTTCAACAATCGTCGTTCCATTAATCGTTAGAGCATCAGTTTCAAGAGTTCCATCAACATCAACATTACCAGATATGTCTAATGAACCTGCGGTAACAGCTCCTACAGTTATATCAGGAGTACCAGTAATTCCTTGTGCATTTGTGGCAGTAGTCGCTGATGTAGCACTGGTAGCGGTATCAGCATTACCAGTTACATTACCAGTAACGTTACCAGTCAGAATACCAACAAAGGCGTTTGCTGTAACAATACCAACTATCTTTGCTCCACCCGTTCCAGTTATATACTTCCCATTAATATCTAAAGGACCACCAAGTTGAGGTGTAGTATCTTCTACAATATTACTAAGACTACCTGCACCACTACCTATTTCTATTACAGTAGTTCCTATACCTACCCCTGCTTCACCAGCAGCGATGAATACCTTACCATCATAAGTATTGATTGCAAACTCCCCAATACCTAGTGTAGAGGGGTAATGTGGGACTTTGCCAGAGACGTGCGATCTCTTTATCTTAATTGTTGGATTTGCCATTTGGTATATACCTAAAACGACTGTATATACAGTCCAGATTATTTATGTTATAATTAGTGTAGGTGCTGATTATGATGACAAAAACTCTCGCTGTTCTAACGGGACCGCAAGG